ATACGTGTAAAAATGTATTCATATGGGCAATATGTCATCGATTGGCACGGAACATAAAAACCAGACTGCGCCATAATAACACATATACCTAGCGCTTTAATTAAGCTTGTTTTACCTACGGCATTAGTTCCAAACAATAATATGCCCTGCTCCTCAATGCCTAAATCGATATCATTCGATACATACAATTCATTCTTTTCTAGATGCTCGATAAGAACATGTCGCAATTCTTTAATAGATACAAAGGAATTATCTGCCTCTTTAATAATAGGTTTAGAATAATTATAGAGTGTAGCAACTTCGCATTTTGTATTCAACGTGTCCAATTGTTGTATAGAAAAAATAATAGAATTAAATGAACATGAGCTCATAGTCGGGTGTATCGAATTATATACTTCAGTTAATTTTTTATAGAATATTTGATTCGTGGAATATAAAAGGTCTTCTAATTCCTTAATTTCAGAACCTTCTACCAGATCATTCGTCGCATTGTAATCAGTAAATGCTATTTTAGATAAATTAAATACAAATTCTTCATCTTCATTTGAATAAGATGAATGAAATTTAATTCGCACTACTTTATTGGGCAAACCCAAAATACATGTATTTAAAATGGATTTACGCCGCTTTGTCATCAATAATTGGAATGCGCTTGTGTCGTGTATTTTAATAGCATCCTTCGTTTTTTTATCCATAGTGGTATACAGCTCATTTAAATATTTTACAATGCTATTTAATTTATCCAAACTTTCCAATTTGTTACGAATTGCCGTGTCTAGTCCAGTATTGAATCCTTTTTTAATTAAATTATGAGTAATTTCGGGATATTTCTCAAATTGATTACTTGATATATGGATACAAGTTAATAAAATCAAACATGAATCTATTATTTTTTGTATAGCATCAATTTCAATTAAGGATTTACTTCCAGAAATATATTTAATAATTAAGTCGTCCTTCTGATATGCCGTAATAACTTCTTTCAATACAGAGCAAGTTTCATATACATCGGCATAATCATTTGGGGTTGCTCTACCCAAAATAATTTTACGAATAATTTTTTCAATATCTTTCATTTGTTTAAGAGAATGGTTCCAAGAATAATTATGGTCCAAAGCATGATGTATCATATTATAAGATTCTTGTAATTTTTCAATATTTGTAATTGGATTTAACAATATATGTTCTATTTCTCTCTGTCCTATTTTTGTTCGGCATGTATTTAACAATTTCAAGACACTCGAATGAGGACCCTTGTATTCGCCTTCCAAAAAGTTAAGCTGTTTAAGAGAATGATTTGCCAATATAAGAGAGTCCTGCTTTTCAATTTCGGGTTCTCTCAATAACGTTGTTAGGGATGGATTATGTTGAGATACATAATTTAACAAAAAACATAATGATTGGAAGGCAATTGTCTTTTCAAACAAAGTATACAAAAATTGTTCCTGTGTAAGATGTGGGTAAAACTTATGGATAGTTTCATTTTGATATACTTGATTTTCACAATTGATTGCCTGTTTTGTAAAGGGGTCATCATTATTTAGAGAGATTCTAGTTGTTTTTCTACTAGTCGAACGGATGTATTGAAGAATGGTATCAATTTGAGAATTATCCATATTATGAATAATAATAAGCTCAATAGGTTTGTAAATAGACATAAACTTTTCTATATTATCATAAGTGGTAGGATTATGATAATATACTTGTTGGTATTCACATATATGTGGTTTACCGGTGTATATGTCCAAATTAGAAATACCGAAGATTATATCTTTTTTAGTTTTGTGTATCCAAATACACGTCATGTTATTCGATAGTTGAACTTCATCATCTAAAAACATGGTACCCGGGCTATATACGGCACTTTCTTTCCTTTGAATAGCACCACCCTTTTCTTCTTGGACATATACTACAGAAGTATAAGAGGATTCATTTAATTTAGTCAAATATTTATCAATCATGTAATCACGAAACCCTGCCATAAATCCTTCATTTTTATTGGCAATTTTTAAATCGCAAATCTTACTGAAATTTATCATATGGACATCTTTATCGCTATTAGAATATACTTCAAAAAAACTGCCAACTTGCATTAATAAGAATGTATTATCTCCATACTTTTTTTTATAATCTTCCAAGAGTACAAAATAACTCTTTGTAAGTGCCATAATAAAATTAGGCGGTTGTCTCTATATAAAAACTATATATATATTATGAGTGATGATTATATAAATTTATGGATAGTAATGTTTGTATTTATACTATTTATAATGTATTTAAATTATATGCAAAATATGGCTATAATCAAAAATGATTGGAATGATTTAAAATGCAATCCTCTTTTTATGTTAACCAAATCATTGAGTGCTACCCCTGCTGAATCTAGCGCTGATTTCCAAACATGTGTTAATAAATATAGCTCAATCAGTAAAACACCTGGTGAAATTAAGGACAATCTTAAAAAATAAGATAATAAAATAATTTTTTAATATAATGGATCAAGTATCATTAACTTCTAAATTAAATGAATTATATAATCCTCAACTTTCTATAATTGAAATTATATTGCCATTTTTTATTATTTTTATAGTAATGTGTTATACTTTATCATTGTTTATACAAATCGATTTAACCGCATCATCGCTTAATTGGGAAAAAAATAAATGCTTACCTAAATACATGTTTGTATCTGGATTTATTCAAAAAGAAGAAGGATTGGGAGTATTAGCATCTACTCAAAAAAACTTTAAAAATTGCGTACAAGAATATGTCACGAACATACCTTACGCGGACACCAATATTAATAAAAAAAGAAGAGGTAAGGGATAAAAATACAATAAATCTTTAATTAAATCATATAATATATATATGTTTCTGTATATTATATTAGGATTGGTTATATTATCAATAGTTATAAACAAGGAAGGATTTAATAATTGTGAACAACGTCATAAAGCAATCAGCAAATATCCGAACGAACATTTAGATTTATTATTTGATGCCAAGTTTAAACCAAAATGCTGTCCTTCGCCATATTCAAACTCAAGTGGTTGTTTATGCAATGATATGAATCATACTGAACTTATTAAAATGCGGGGTGGCAATCGTATAATGTGCTAATTATTTTTATGTATTAATATTTATAATGATTTATATTATAATTACAACATCTATAAATAATAAAATAGGTATACAAAATGATACTCACAGACAAACAAAATATACAGATAGCATACACCAGTTGTTAGAATTAATAAAAAATGATACAACTATAAAACCTATTATTGTTGAAAATAATGGAATAAGACAAACCTATTTAGATCAGTTTAAGTGTGATATTTTTTATACAAATAATAATATATTTGATTTTTCACATAAAGGAGGGAATGAATTATTAGATATAAAGGATGTAATAAATCATTTTAATATTCAAGAGGATGATATAATTATAAAAATAACCGGAAGATATAAATTATTAAATTTAAATTTTATAAATGTAGTTAAGGAAAATAAGTATGATGCGTTTGTTAAATTCTTTAATGTCGCACTAAAAACATATATGCATAATGATTGTGTATTAGGATTATTCGCAATTAAGTGTAAATATTTAACAACATTTAATTATAATTTTATAAAAAGCCCCGAATGCGAATTCGCGGATTATATCAGAGAAAATATAAATAATCTAATGGAAATAGACCAATTATATTTAGAATGCTGTTTTGCGGATGATTTAGAGGTATTAACTGTATAATTAAATATACATCAGTGAAGTGTTCAGTTTAACTTCATGTATTTTAATTAACGAATTAATTGTATTTTCTGTAATTGTAAAGGGCAATGACACATCGATAACGTCTTTAAATAATGTAGTCTGTTTTAAAATACGAAACAAATTTAATTTATTATATATGGTTTCAATATTACGTTTTAAATTACGGACTCCTTCTTCCGGTTTAGTTTTTTCAATGAGATATTTTATTACCGACCGACTTAATATAAAATCATTTTTATTAATACCAATATCCTTTTCAATTGCCGGAATTAAATGTTTTTCACATATATGTATTTTATCATTTACATTATAACCAGGTATTTCAATCGTATACATTCTATCTTTTAATATAGGATTAATTAACGATTCATCATTATAACTAAAAATAAATAAGCATTTACTCATATCTAAATCTATTTCTGATAAATAATTATCTTGAAATTGATTATTCTGTGTAGTATCTGTTAAATGAGTTAATACACCATATATTTCTTGACCTTTATCTGTTTGGCTTACTTTATCGAGCTCATCAAAAAATATAACAGGATTATTTGTTTTACATTGAATTAGTATTTCTGCCAATTTGCCAGGTTTACTACCCTCATACGTATATGAATGCCCTTTTAATGTAGAACCATCGACGGACCCACCCAATGTAATAAACGCAAATTCGCGATTTAATATTTTGCTTATACCATGTTTAACAAGGGTTGTTTTTCCTGTTCCCATGGGTCCCCTTAAACCGATAGCGGTACCAATTGAATCTGGATTAGTAATCCATTTACCAATTAATTGCATAATTTGACCCTTTGCCTCTTCCATACCATAGACGCAATCGTTTAAAATAGACTCGCAATGAGCCATGTACCTTTGGCAAGTATCAATACCATTTTGTATAGTTACAGGCAAATATTCGCATTTATTAAATGGCAACTTTAGGAATATTTCTACCCAATTTACTAATTTATTACTTTCAGAAGGGTCCATAGTTCTTAAATGAGTAATTTTGTTAAGGCCAATTAATTTATATCTTTCGGGCATGTTTGATTCAAGTAATTGTATCATATAAGGTTTTGCTATATCATCTCTCTGTAAATGTTTTAGTTGTTCTATTATAATTTCCTGATCTATTGGTTTACTTCTCTTAAAATATTCTTCATCGTTATAATGATTTGTAGAGAGAAGAAGCTTATAAGTTTTTATATTATCATGAATACGAGCATCCAATAAATTA